TAATGGTGGTGAAGAGCATGGTTTAGTAAATAGAAATTGGATAGATACATTCACAAGGGCAGCAAAGAAAGTTATATTTGGACAGAAGGTCCAACGGGTGGAATATATGACATTGGAAAAGTTTATTAAAAGCGATAAAGCGGAAACTACGGGCGCTAGCAGTTTTGGGAAAGTCGAATATGAATTTGAGGGAGAAACAGAGAAGTTCAAAGCACGAAAGAACTTTTTACTAGACATATTCGCCCCGGGAGAGATAGCTCAACGTACACGTGATAATTTAGGCAAACAGACAAGTTCTGCGTTTGTAAAGCCGGAGCTAGGCAAGTGTAGAATTGCAGTGACTGGGGACATATGGACATATTATAGTATGTCGTGGCTTAACTATTTATGCGGACATTCATACACATCATGGCATAATAATACACTAGAAGAAAATAAGTACGCTCAGACCACAAGAATGAATAAAATGATAAAGAATTTGAGGCGAAAGTGGTCACTACCTTTCGATTATAGAGGATTTGATCATCAACCAACAATAGAAGAAGTGCAGATACTGACAAGGTTGTTTCTAGAATCAGGCATAGTCAACGTGCCTGATGCTCAACGTGAAGAATGGTTACAGATACTAGACAAGGTAGTTATAAGTTTTGAGAATAACCAATGTTATATATATGTTGAAGGGATAAAACACGAATTTAAGGTGAAAGGAGGTCTACAATCAGGAATACGATTAACAAGTTTGATAGGAAATTTCTGGAATCAAGTGATGTCCACAGTTGCTCAAGAATTATGTGATCCAGATGGTCGAAGTATAGAAGATATATATATTAGAGGAGATGATAGCTCAATAATGTCGACAAACTATTTCGCATGTTTAAGTATGCGATTAGCATATCAAGCAATAAACGCAGTAGGTCACGATGCAAAATATGGTATCCACTACGAAAATAGTGAATTTTTACGAGTGTGGTATACAGATAAAAGAGCATATGGATATCCAAATCGATCAATTCCTGGATTAATACAACGGAAACCATGGACAAGTGAACCCTGGAGTCCAGACGCTGTGACAAAAGCACTATTTGAAACATGCAACACAATAGAGCGTAGAACAGGACGAGAGTTTCCAGATGTGCGTCGCATGATAAAGAGGGCCTGGTGTAGGATAAGAAAGGTAGATGCTAGATATCTTCAGCTCCCAGTATCATTGGGAGGCTTAGGATTAACACCATGGCAGGGGTGGTATTGCGATGTACCATATCCAAAAGTGGACAAAACTTCAGCAATATTTAAGGTAGACCCTGATTCATATACGCGTTATGTTGACCGATATGAATATATAACAACACTTACAAAAACAGAAGCACTCGCATTGCAACAAGACGAAATGCAGATGAAGGCAGGCACAGACGATATACCAGGTGTAAATAGAACGTTAAGACAGAAATTTAATAGTATGTTGTCAAAAATGAAAAAAGGTG